GCTTGTTTTACAGTGCCTTTTCTGATGGTCGGGGTAGCGGGATTCGAACCCACGACCCCCTGCTCCCAAAACGTACCCAATTCACTGTATTTTGTGTGATTATCAATATTTTAAGTATTATCCTCTTTTAGCTTGCACGTTTTTTGCACGGATTTCACTTTTTCAAATGTCCAACCGGGCAGTAAAACGTCTCCTTCACCCGACAAAAGCCAAAACGGAGAGACCTTGTAATCGCGCACCATGTAATCAAGCCATGCAAGTTGAAACAAGTCCCTTGAAGGTGACTTTTCAAGCGTGTTAAAGTTCCATGGGTTTATACCATACCGCTTGCAAAGCGTGCCTTTTCCCCTTATGACCTTATTCCTCTTCAAAACCTGTATGGTTTCAAAGAATCGGCGTACGATTATTTGGCTATCCTCTTTTTGCATTATTTTTTTGTCTTTGTCTGAGTTAAATGGTATGATTATGATTTTTTTAGAAAATCATAAGATTTAATCCATCAAGCCTATTACAAGCTTTCGAGCCATTTCTTACCCTTTGGGGTTTTCATCCATAGGATAAACCCAATTCCAAAAACAATACCTATCAAATAAAGAAAAATCATAAAGTCCATAATTCTACTTTTTATTAAACCCATTAATTATAATGAGCACATATTAGAATAGTTCTGAATGGCTTCCGACACGAATAACCCTTATGCAATCATTGTCGATCCAAACCAAAAGGAGATCATCTTTTATATGGCATTCCATACATCCTTTGTAATCGCCTTTTAGTTGGTGTGGTTTGTACTCCTTTCCGAGAGTTCCCCCGTTTGCCAATATAGCCAATACGTGCGCGAGCGCATTTCTCTTGTTGGTGTCGTATTGAATCTTCTTCAAGTCCTTTTTGGCTTTACTTGAAAATATAATCCTTTTCATAATGCCATTATTGAGTTGATGATGGCTTCTTCGGAAGAGCTGTCTAACTCTCCGGCATATTCTCCACGTCTGATTTCTTCAAGAGCCTCCAAGGTTTCCTTATTGAATTTCGGCCTTTCTTCTTTTTTCTTGCCGACTTTCACGGATACAACCCCTTTAATCATATTTGCTGCTGCCTTGATTTTTGATACGACTGCATCATCTTCTACATATAAGGTTATTTCTCTCATCTCACCCTCCTTTCCTCATGAAACTATTATCATCCTACAATTCGCCCCATTTACAGGCTTTCCAACCATTTCTTGCCACTCTTGGTATTTGTCCAAAGAATGATGCCGCCAACCACGACTATCCCTACGGTGAAAATAAATCCTAAAGCATCCATACTATTTTAATATTTTGTTCGCCAAATAAGCGGACATGATTGTTAATATAATCCCCGTACAAACGGAGTACCAATTATTCTCGTTCGACATGTCAGAATACAGGGGGATGACGACACCGACAACAAGCCCTGCAAAGCACAGTTTAGAAAGGTCAAAAAAGTATCCCGCAAGCTTTTCCCGACGGGTCTTGTCCTTCTCCTTGGTTTCCTCTTTCGTTTTCTGTTGTTCTACGAACTTCCCCATATAAAACTATTATCATACACTTTTAAAGTACATTGCAAAGTTAATCAATAAATTAATAAATACAGCAACGGGACGCATCTTTTTAATGACACGCCCCGTTGGGATTTATGGATGGATAATTTCGTTTATTGGTTTTGCCCGTAAAATACGGATTTCAGGTAGATTTCAGATTCTTGTATGATTTCCTTTTGCATCCCCTTCGTGATGAAACGTACGTATCGGTTCAGCCTTGGGGTATACTCGCACTCCTTTCTTTTCAGTGCGAAAAACTCATCGCTTATCTCGTCCTCATTCTTTTTCCCCTTTTCGTTTTCAAGCCATAGTTTCTCCATACTATTCATGTAGCGTGAATAAAAGCCATACAAGCCATCTATCTGGGACAATTCCCCACTTCCTTGCATGGCGATCGACTTCCCCAATTTAAACAAGTAAACCACGAAGAACACTATGGATGATATGAGAGGGGAAAACGCAAAGTACTTGTAACAGATTACGCCCGAAGCCGAAATCAACAACAGCACAAAAGAACACGCGATATTTGCCCATCTTATCTTATGGGAATATTTTTGCAAGCACAACACGTTCGCATGCGCCTGTTTTAATTCCTGCCATATTCTGTCCCTTATTTCCATTTTTCTGTCTGTTTATTGGTTTATTGCAAAAATACAACAATAAGATAAACAAACATAATATTTATCTTCCTATTTTATTGTTAAAGCATCTTCTAAATCATTATATTTTTGTTCAAGGATTTTATTCTCTGTTTTCAATAATGCAATTTCTTTCTTTAAATCTTCCTTGATATCATCAATTTTTTTTATCTCACCATTTTTCCATTTTGTATTTATGAATAAATTAAGCTTATCACTTATTATTCGTTTAAATTCATTTTCATCCTCATATTCACAAAAAAACATATTGCTTATATTTCTATTTTTGAATTCACGTAGCCGATTTAACTGTATTTCATCTATATCATTAAGAGAAACTTTTCTTTTAAAGAAGACCATGACTTCTTTTCCTCGTTTAATATGCTCTTCAATTTCTTCAATAGTTCCGCTTTCAGCATTATTTGTCACAGTTCCTATTCGTGTTCCAAAAATACAAATCATTAAATCACTATTTGAAACCAATTGTTCATTTATGGAATCTTGCGGACTTGAGCCAAATGTGGGGTATGTATTTATGCTCCAATGTAATGGCAATAAGAAAATTTCGCTATGACATGAATTCAAATCGTTCCATTTATATATTTCTGTTCGGGCTATCTCTATTTCTTTTTCTATATCAGATGGCGCCCCTATTAAAATTCTGTAAACTGTAGCTTCAAAACTCATACTTTAATCTTTTATTTATTCATTACACCATTTTTTATTATAAAATATCTTCTATTCAATAGGCATTATATCGAATAAGTTTTTAGGGACACTGATAACCAATAGCTTCTTCCTTATTCTGTATAAAAGTCTAATATTCATAGAAAAAAGGAACTTCCTGCCGAATTTTCACATCCTACTTTTTTCTTGGTGGTGGGAGCGGCGATGGTTTGGGAACCGCCCCGTTGCTCTTTGGAGATTTCAGGGGATTGTTTGTTGTATCACTCGTTTTCATTTCGTTTTCTTTTTGAGAAAGACTTCATGTTCATTACACCATTTTTCTATAACAGGATACTTCCCGTTCAAAATTAACTTCGTATTATCAAGCCATAAATCGTAATACCCTTGTAAATTTGTCGTATTGCCTTCACATTCACTTTTTCTTTTTACATAATCATTACTCAAATCTTTTAACCAAGAATCAATATATTCATATCCTTTTAAAATTACATCTTCCAAACACTCTAAAAAAGCCTTATTATTTTCTTCAATAGATGAAACACATTTCTCATTTAAGGACAATTTGGATAATCTTTTTGCATTTCCCAAAAAAGTATTAAACGCTCCATCTGAATACAATTTGTAATATACTACTTGAACCTCCATAAATTTATTTATTTAATATTTCAATATTGTTTTCACCAAATACAAGTTTTAGTACTTGGTCTTTTTTATCCTTTTTCAGTTTGATTTGAAGAATAGCCTCCACTGGCTCTTCTTTTTCTTCTTTCTTGCAATAAACGTCTGGATAGGTAATAACATCTATTACAGACATATTTAGTACGCTTGCAATTTGTGCAAGGTGATTGTATGATAGTGCTATTTTTCCACTTTCGATACGGCCATATGATGCTTCATTCATATTTAATTTTATAGCCACCTCTCTTTTGCTTAATCCTCGTAAATTGCGTATTTTCACAATATTACGTACTACGTTACTTTCGTTCATATTCATATTTAAATATAGTTGTTTTTAAAATATTGATTTCTAAATAAATACAACTAATTCAGCAAGAAACTTGCATATTTATATAATTGTACTTGCATTACACGCAAGTATTTTATATCTTTGCATTATGAAATTAGCAAATAAATTAAAGATGGAAAAGGAAATAGCAAAAATACTTCCCATACAGCCTACATTAAAGGCTATGGAAATAGGGGAAATGGTTGCATTCTCGTTGACGCAGCTCAACGGAGTAAGGTCGAGCGCAGTAACTATCGGTACTATGTATAATAAGAAATTCAAGACCCATGTGAATAGAGCTGGGAATGTCTTGGAAGTGACACGGGTGAAATAATAATAATGAAATGGATATGGAATCATTTAATTCATATAGTGTGAAAACATTGCCTGATAAAAATCCCATTCAAAAAGAGCTTATGATGAGTATGCTTGCAATGATTGAGGAAATGAAAGAAATGCAGGCTATTGAACAAAAAGCACACGAGCTTTTTAATGAAGTACAATTATATTCAGATAAGATTTCTGATATTGAAAAAAAATATGGTTTAGACAAATTAAATGAACTTGGGTTTACGTCTGCCACATGTTCCGGTAAAGACAACGATTTGATAAAAAAATATACTCAAATAAGAGAACGTCTTAACGAACAATTCTACAAATACTCTTATTTGTATTTTTCCATGGAAAAACGAATGAATTTCATTGTTAGAATGAAAAAATATTGGGGTGAAGACATCTTGCTTGTTCCTCTCAATGACTTTGAGAAAGTATGCAATAAATATAATCTCACTTGTGGATTATTTGAAGAATATACAGGGCATGTTCCAACAGATAAAATAGGAAAAATCGCAGAAATTCAAAGAAAAATCAACGAAATGAATTTTTATATGGTTAACCACGATAGTAAAATAAAAAAGTTGTATAGAATAATTAATGCAAAGCTATGGTCTATTCCTGACTCAAGGAAAACACCGTATCTACGTAAATGCGTTGATAGGGTTAATTCCATATTCCCGTTTGCCGAATACGACAAAGATATGAATAATGGCGGTTTAGAATTAAGTGAAGGTACATATTTATTTATCTGCGCCCCAAAGAAATACATGAGGGGAGCCCCCAAGCCAAAAATCAACTATACAGACCCATTTATCTGTGCTTACACGGATTATGGGATAATGATATTGGAAAAGTGGGACTTGGAAGCTGAGGACGATATAATTAAAAGTCACGAACAAAAACAATCATCTTTTGTCAATGGTGTAAAATCGTTATTCAAATGGTTGTCAGAACCATAAGAGAAAAACTATGAGTATGGGATTCATCATATTGTTAATTGCATGGGCGATAACCATTTCGATAGTGTCGATTATTTTGTCTATTTTAAAAGAGAAAGGAGTGGTATGATGAAAGCTTTGAAAGCCATAATATGCGTGATTTCCTTTGTGGCTGCATTGGGATTTGCCGGGACATCCGATATGACCGACCAGATAATATATACGATGCCGACAGAAACCTATCACGACATAAAGGAAACCCTCGCGGCGGACGGGGATTCCCCAAGTGATTATGAAATAGCAATGTTTTACCTTAAAAGTAAAGACCAATGACGGATTTTTCGGAAATCAAGGACACGGCGCAATACAACCGGCAGGAAGCGGCCACATTGTTAGGCATCAGTATCAGCACGCTCAACAATTACAAGAATGCAGGAGACTTAAAATGCCGTTGGCGCAAAAAGAACGGCCGGCCGTTTTATTACGGTCGTGACCTGAAGCAATTCCTCAAATCAGAATTGGATGTAAAAAGATAGTATTAATCCAAGACTATTTCGATTTATAACCCATAAACGAACAAGATTATGAACAACAGTGAAACATTAAGCCAGGCGCAAGCCATCCAGTCGCTCAAATCCACGGAAGTGATACGTAACGACTACGTCCGTGGTCAGTTCATCTCCGTCTACAACGCCATCTGGAAAGAGGGCGGGGAAGGAGCCTACGAGCGCGAGGCCATGTACTTCAACAACCAACTGCGCGACAACGAACGGCTGCGCGCATGCACCGGCATGTCCGTCTTCTTCGCCTTCATCGACCTTGCCGTGCGCGGGCTTACCCTCGAACCCGGGTCACAGGCATTGTGCTACCTCCTTCCGCGCAACTATTGCGTAGGCAAGAACGCACAGGGCGGCAACGTCTACGAGGCACGCTGCAACCTCACCATTTCCGGCTATGGCGAACTGGTACTGCGGGCAAAGGCCGGACAGATACTCCACGCCGACAACCCCGTGATTGTCTATGACGGCGACGAGTTCTCCTTTGGCGAGAAGGACGGGCGCAAGTACGTCAACTACTGCTGCCGCATCCCGCGCCAGTCCAACCGCATCATCGCCTGCTTCCTGAAGATTACCCGGCCGGACGGGACGGTCGACTACTCCGTCATGACGGAAGCCGACTGGAAACGCCTCTCCGACTTCTCCGGCAAGGCAAACCGTTATTGGGACAACACTGAAAAAAGGTACGTGGAAAACCCCAACCAACTTTACACCTCCGGCGACGGGCAGATAGATACCGGCTTCCTCAAGGCCAAGTGCGTCAAGCACGCCTTCAAGACCTATCCCAAGATAGCCATCGGGAAGGGCACGCAGCTCGAAAGCGACGTGGCCGAGGAGCCGCAGCCCGGCTTCGACCCCTACGGGGGAATGGCAACCGGCATGCCACAGCCCCGGCCGGAGGAAGAAAAGACATTCGTCCCTGCACCCGACATGTCCGCAGGCGTGACGGTGGACCCGCAGGCAAACGGGAACAACGACGATGCCTTCTAAGCATCTCCCACCGCAGGAATGCCTCTCATGCGCCCGCACCCACAAGGGCATCAACGGGCTGCATTGCGACAAACTTCACAGGTATGTACAACAAGCGGACACCCCGCCATGCCGTCCGCAACAAAACGAAAACAATATGGACAACAAAGAATTGGCTATCATCAAGCCGGAAAACATACAGGCAATCGTACAGGCTGCGCCGCAGTCCTACAACGACAACAAGAACTCCCACGACCGCTGCATCGACTTCGGCCTTACCATCCTCAACGCCGTGCGTACGCAAGGCATGAATGACGAACTCGACCGGCAAGCCGCGTCATTTATCGACAAGGCCCGGCGCACGGTCAAGGTCATGAACGAACGCCGCTCGCCCGTCACCAAGCTGTTCGACGAGGTGCGGTCGGCGTTCACCACGATGGAAAACGAGATAGACCCCACCAAGCCGGGCACCGTTGCCTACGACCTCCAACAGTTCCGCAACCAGTATGCGGCCAAGAAACGCGCCGAGGAGGAACAACGCCTCCGCGAAGCAGAGGCTCGCCGCCAGGCAGAAGAAGCACGCCAAAGGTTCCGGCAGGACGTGGAGGACGATTTCAAGAGGCAATTCCAGCAGCTTGTGAATGAAAACATCGACAAGCTGACCGCAACAGACAACAACGTCACGCTCGACACCTATGAACAGTCCCTTGCATTCATCAAGGGATTTGACAAGGAGCTTTCTTCGGGCTGGCTCGCCAACCTTAAATCCTGTGTCCGCATACCTGCGGGCATGGATATTACCGAAGTGAAGGCAGTGGAAGCCGACACCAAACAACGGCTTGGCAGACAATTCTCCGAGCAGTACGCTTTCGAGGTAGGCCAGACGGCGGATTATATTCTCGATCGCCTGCCCTCCAAGAAAGTCAACTTGGAAAAGATGGCCAAGGCCAATGCCGAAGAAGCCGCACGCATCAAGGCCGAAATGGAAGCACGCCAGAAATCCGAGGCACAGCGCATTGAAGCGGAACGTGCCGCACGCGAGGCCGAAGAAAGGCGCAAGGCCGAAATGGAACGGAAAACCGCTGAGATGACATCGCTGTTCGACAGCCAGGCCGTCGCAGCCGCTTATGCCCCCAAAACGAAAGTCACGAAGAAAATCAACCTGCTCAACCCCGAAGGCATCATGCCCATACTCTCCTTGTGGTGGAGCAAGGAGGGCTGCACGCTCTCCGTGGACGAACTTGCCAAAATGTTCAAGAAGCAAATCGCGTTCTGCGAGAAGCTCGCCAACAAGGAAGACTTGACAATCAATGATGAAAGCGTTGAATACGTGGACGAAGTTAAAGCCAAATAATCATGGAAATACAAATAAAGATTTGGGTTAAACCGAAAGAACAAAGAAGCAATTCCTACAAATACTTCGGCTCTTCTTTCGAGTTTCATGCCGGGGAAAGGCTCATGAGGGACTTTGACATTTCCACGGATGAAAACGTCAAGGAGATTGAACAACTGCGGCAGTTGGCACTTGAAATCAGGGAACTAATACGGAAGAGGGATATTGTCTCTATCAGAGAGGAGGCCTGTAATATCCGACGTTCCACCTGAAACAGGACCTTCTGTGTAGATGGTTCCGACAAACACCTCATAAGGGCAATCCGTCTCGTATTCGCCACCACCAGCCATATATAACTTGGCTTTCCCGTCAAGAACCTTTGCCACGGCCACGACGTAATCAAGGTTGATGAATGTGACATCTGATGGTTTTGACATCTGAAGTTTGATGAATTTACTCATAATGATTGAATTTTAATTGGACAATGCAAAGATAACAAAAAAAGGAGGGCAACGCCGTACGCCGTTGATTGGATTTTGATTGGACAGCTTGATTCGCTCGCGGTTACGGCTTGTCTTTCCTTTACTAAACGATAAAAACAATGAACCACAATCCCGATGAATACTACAATCGCACGGAAGTCTCGAACTCCGACCTCACAGCCCTGCGCGACATACTCCATCCCCGGCAGCAGTTCGGCGACCGCGAGGCGGCGTTCCGCTTCGGCACGTTGGTCGATGCCCTCATCACCGAACCGGACCGCGTGGACTACTACCGCTTCACTGTGGATGACGTGCAATACACCGATGACGAGTTCCTCCATGCCAAGGAAATGCAACAAGCCCTGCGCATGGAGGCGCGGCGCGACGCCTTTCTTGCCAAGGTATTGGAACTGGCCGACACGCAACGCTTCATGGTCAACCGCGCCCAACAGTTCAGCTACTGCGAATACCCCTTCTCGCTCGACACCCGTTGCAAGTGGGACTGGTACCTGCCGGCCTTCGGCTTCGGCGGCGACTTGAAAACCACGTTCGCCGCCTCGCAGCAGGAGTTTGACGAAGCCCTCGACTTCTTCGACTGGGACCGTAGCCGGGCATGGTACATGGACATCGCCCGCAGCGACCGTGATTTCATCTACGCCATAAGCAAAAAGAATTGCCGGGTGTTCAAGAAGTTCATCAGCCGTGGCGACGGGACATACAACCGTGGCCGGGAGAAGTACGAGGAGCTTGCTTTCCAGTGGTGGCTGTTAACCCCTAAAAACATAGCGTGATATGGACATCTATTGCCGTGTGACCCCCTATGGCCTTGTGCCGCTCTATGAGAGCGATTACGACCTGAAGAAGCGTCTGCGTGTCGGCTCCACCGTCCGTTGCCGTGTCAGCCAACCGCGCAACTACGAGTTCCATAAGAAGTTCTTTGCGCTTGTCCGGCTGACGTTCGACAACCTGCCTTTTCCGCTCGTCGGGCGGTGGGCCATACGCAGCATGGACGACATGCTGCGCCGCTTCAAGCGCGACCTCGGATATTTCACGTCGTCAGTCAACGAGCTTGGCGAACGTGAGATAGAGTACCGCAGCATATCCTTCGCCGCGATGGACGAGCACGAATTCGAAGCGTTCTACGAAAATTGCGTCAACCTCGTGCTCCACAAGTACCTGTCCGGCACCGACCGGCAGGAATTGATCGAGGAAGTTCAAAAATTCAAATAAACTGAAAATCATGGAAAGAGCAGGAATATATTTCTACATGCGCCGCGGACGCACATTCCGCATCTACCGCCGCCACGACAACGAAGACGGGACGGGAGGAACCGCCGCGCCCGTGGCCGGCGAACACGTCTTCTACACCCAACAGGATGCCCGGGACCGCGTGTACGAACTCAACGGATGGAGGCCAAAGAAATGACTGCGGGATTGAAACACCGTCTCCGCGTCGAGCCTTACCCCTACCAACGGGAGGGCATCGCCTACGGCTTGGACAAGAAACGCCTCATTATTGGTGACGAACCGGGCTTGGGCAAAACCCTGCAAAGCATCGGCATTGTAGACACGGCAGACGCATACCCCTGCCTTGTCATCTGCCCCTCCTCGCTCAAGATAAACTGGCAGCGCGAGTTCGAAAAGTTCACCGACAAAAAGGCACTCGTCCTCGACAACTCCACGCGCACCACATGGCCGTACCTCCTGAAGATGGCGATGTACCATGTGGCCGTGGTCAACTACGAGAGCCTGCGCAAGTTCTTCGTGTGGGACATAAAAGGAGGAAAGTCCTTCCGCCTGAAGGATGTCGTCTTCTGCCCCCACATACGCATGTTCCGGAGCATCATCATCGACGAAAGCCACCGCGTCAAAGACCCCGCCGCGCAGCAGACCATCTTCACAAAGGGGATCACAACGGGTAAGGAATGGATAATCCTCCTCTCCGGAACGCCGGTCGTCAACCGCCCGGAAGACTTGGTGGCGCAGCTCTCCATCATGGGCAGGCTTCAGGAGTTCGGCGGACGCACCAAGTTCATGGCCGACTATTGCACAGACCCGAAAGACAAAAAAGCCGAACCGGCCATCCCTCTTTCCGTTCTAAGCGACACGTTGTATGCCAACTGCATGATACGCCGCGAGAAAGCCAAGGTGCTGCCACAGCTCCCCGACAAGACACGTGTAGACCTTTATGTGGACATCAGTAATATGCCCGAATACAACCTTGCCGCAGCCGACCTTGCCGCCTACCTAAGCCAGTACACCGGGTGCACCGACTGGGAGATACGCAGCAAGATGCGCATGGAAGCCCTTGTGCGCTTCATGACGTTGCGCAAGCTTGCCACGTTGGGCAAGGTCGCACAGGCAGTCGATTTCATCCGCACGTTCCTCGAAAACGGCAAGAAACTCATTGTCTTCTGCTCGCTACATGAGGTTGTCGACCAACTGCTGCAGTTCTTCCCCAAGGCGGTCACAGTCACCGGGCGCGACACGGCGGCAAACAAACAGGCATCCGTCGATGCCTTCCAGGACAATCCCGACACGATGCTCATCATCTGCTCCATCAAGGCGGCGGGAGTGGGATTGACGCTCACGGCCTCCTCCAATGTGGCTTTCATCGAATTGGCCTGGACCTATGCCGACTGCTGCCAGTGCGAAGACCGTGCCCACCGCATAGGGCAGAAGGACAATGTGACGTGCTACTACCTGCTTGGCAGGGGGACAATAGACCAGACCGTCTACTCGCTCATTCATCGCAAGAAGTCCATTGCCGCCGAGATAATGAACGCTGACGATGACATACCCACTGATGAAATGTATTTTAATGAATTGGTATCAATATTCTTAAATCAGGACGCTGAATAAAAAACTTTCAAAACATGAAGAAAATGACGAAACAAGAAATCATTGAGCAAATCACGGAGCAAACAGGCTTGCGACGCTCCGAAGCCAAAAAGGCTGTCGAAAGCATGATGGACATTCTCTCACAGGCTTTCGCAAAAGGCAATAACGTGTACCTCCGTGGATTCGGCACCTTTATGGTACGGCAAGCCAAGGAGAAGAAGGCACGTATTGTCGCCACGGGGAAGGAATGTATCGTCCCGTCCCGCCGTACCGTGAAATTCAAACCCAGTATGGAACTTAAAAACAAATTGAAATGAGATTTTTTGAATGTGGCATCCGCTACGAAAAGACATTGGAAAACGGGATGCAGAAGAAAGTGACGGAATTGTATATCGTGGATGCCCTGTCATTCACAGAAGCAGAAAAGCGCGTCACCGAAGAAATGAAATGGTTTATCAGCGGTGAGTTCGAGGTGGTTTCCGAGAAAATCACCAAATACTCCGAACTGGTGGAAACTTCCGACGGCGACAAGTGGTACAAGGCCAAAGTCAATTTCATCACGATTGACGAAAAAAGCGGGGCGGAGAAGAAACAGGCTTTCTTCTACCTCATACAGGCAAACGACATCGACCATGCACGTAAGCGGCTCAATGAATACATGAAAGGCTCCATGGCCGACTGGGAGTGCGAAGCCTTGCAGGAGACAAAGGTAATGGATGTCTTCCTCTACAGCACGGAAGAGCAAAAGGACAAGGAAGAAGACTTGAAAAAGATATGCGCAAGCCCCGGAATCCAAAAAGCCGCAAAAAGGTTCGTCGACAGCATACCCGACGGACAGAAGGTGACGATCAGTTCGTCCGGCTTCAAAGATGCGGTCATAGATAAAACACACGGCCATGAAAAAGATGACGCTTGACGAACTGTTGGCCGCAGCCAACAAGCCATCCGCACGGCGAACAAACGGGGCGTTACGGCCCCCATCCGACGAGGAACACCGCTTGCAGGTGGCCTGTGTGAGGTGGTTCAACCTCAAATACCCACATTTGAAGGGGCGGCTTTTCGCTGTCCCCAACGGTGGACGGCGTGACGCAGTGACCGGCGCACGGCTGAAAGCCGAAGGAGTGGTGGCCGGGGTGGCCGACCTCGTCCTCCTGAAAAGAAACCGCTGCTTTGGAGCGTTGCTCATCGAAATGAAGACGATGAAAGGCAGGCAAAATGACAGCCAACGTTGGTGGCAGTCGGCCATTACAAAAAATGATGAGTATAAATACGTGGTCTGCCGTTCCTATGACGGTTTCATCCGCGAAGTGGAACGGTACCTGAACGACACAGAGAGATATGGGCAAGATGGAAAACAACTATTTCAGCCATGACAGCAACGCACGGAACAGCGACAAGCTGATACGGCTGCGCATGCGCCACAAGGCAGCCGGTTACGGTGTCTATTTCATGATCCTTGAACGGTTGAGGGAAGAGCCGGGTTACATGAGTGTCAAAGATTACAATATGATAGCCTTTGACCTTCGTGAGGATGCCTCCCTGATAAAGTCCGTAGTTGAAGATTTCGGGTTATTTGTCTTTACCGAAGACGGTAAGTACTTCTACTCCGAAAGCTTCAACCGGAGAATGGCCATAAAGGACGAAAAGGCGAAACGGCAATCCGAAGCCGGACGCAAAGCCATGGAAAAGAGATGGAAAAAGGGGACCGTGAGGAAAGAGGAAGATAACCAACTTATAAGTAACTTATCAGAAAACGATAACATGCTTATAACAGAGCCATCCGAAAGTGATAACAAGGAAAGTAAAGTAAAGGAAAGGAAAGAAAAGGAAATAGATAAAGAAAAAAACAAAGAAACAAACACGTGCGAGGAACCTGAAAAAACTGTGGAAGAAAAATGCATGATGACCTTCAAGTACTTCAACGACATGACCGCCTACTACCACAGCTCTATCAAGCCCGTGAAAGTACTTACTCAGGAACGCATGCGGAAACTGGAGAACGTGGTCCTGCGGTATGACCGCAACCAGATAGCTTCAGCCATACGCAACGCCATGAACAGCGATTTCCTCAATGGGCGCACGGCACGCCGGAAGATGCCCGCCGATTTCGATTGGATATTCGAAGAACGCAATTTCACAAAAATATTTGAAGGAAGTATATGAACCACAATTCTAAAAACCATTGGACGCCTGCCGAACTCCACTTTCTGGAAAAGAACTACGGCTTCATGCCCACGCATGACATTGCCGTTTGGTTGTCCCGGCATTCACTCAGTTCCATCTACCAGAAGGCATCCGCTTACGGCCTGACACAGAAATATCCGGAAGCCAAAGAATACCATTCCCTCAAATACCGCAGCATGACGGTCAAGGAACAAGCTTGTGAGATGGGGATGTCGTATTCGGCCGTGTGGACGAACCGCAGGAAAAAAGTGGTATGACAATTTATTTTAGACGAAAAATAGAAATAAAAATGGAAAAGAAATTTGAACTTACAGACAACTTCGTGATAAATGCCTTTGGAATCAAACTGTTCCAAATCAAGTGTACCAAATCCTTCAAATATGCCAATGAGGGTGATTTAGGTGGGTATGTGGAAAAAGAAGATAACCTTTCTCAGTACGGCGACGCTTGGGTGTCCGGCGATGCTCGGGTGTCCGGCAATGCTCGGGTTGAGAACAATCACATGCACTGTGGCTTTGATTGTTTCGGTTCATGCAACCGACATACGCATGCTTATAAGACAAAGGGAAATAAAGTCGAAATCACCTGTGGCTGTTTTCGTGGGAACATCGAAGAGTTTGAAAGGAAAGTGGAAGAGACACATTCCGGTACAATCTATGAAAAGCAATATAAAGCCATCATCAATCTGATTAAGATTAAGTTTGGAATCGATGGATAGGAAGTTGACACACGGCAGCTTGTTCAGCGGGATTGGAGGTTTTGACCTTGCCGCCGAATGGATGGGATGGACAAACGTTTTCCATTGCGAGATAAACGGTGGAAGCAGGAATCCATCAAAGCCTACGGGAACGCGGTAGTACCGCAAGTGGTTTACGAAATATTCAAAGCAATACAAGAGACCTATGAATACACACCCGATAAGTGAAGTATATAACATGGACTGCATGGAATACATGAAGTCCGTTCCCGACAAGTTCTTTGAACTGGCTGTGGTTGATCCACCTTACGGACTGGATAAGAAAAGTACACATGGGAGAGGCAAACTAAAAAATAGATGTCTAAATCGTGGGAATATTCAGAAATGGGATATCCGTCCAAGTAAAGGATACTTTGATGAACTATTCCGGGTGAGTAGGAATCAGATAATATGGGGCGGCAATTACTTCCCATTACCGCCAACCCGATGTTTTGTGTGTTGGGATAAGCAACAAGTTTGGGAAAACTTTTCTCAATGTGAATTTGCTTGGACTTCCTTTGATAAACCGGCAAAACACGTTACCATTCCCAACAGGGGGGACAAGCAGACCGCAACAAGTTTCATCCCACACAAAAACCTATTGAACTCTATGCCTATCTGCTACACACTTTTGCGAATCCCGGTGATAAGGTACTCGATACCCATTTAGGTAGCGGGAGCAGCCGGATAGCCGCCTACAAGATGGGCTTCGATTTCTACGGGACGGAAATAGACAAAGAGTATTTCGATGCGCAGGAGAAACGATTTCGGGAAGAGTGTTTGGGAGAAATTAGACTGAGAAACGGCAATGTATATGTACAAAAAGAACTGTTTGAATTATGAAATTGGATAAAAATATAGACTACTCCATCAACCTTTTGCGCAAGGCCGAACCCATGGCCTTGCGTTTAGACCCCGAAAATGGGTTTTATCTGGCTTTCTCCGGTGGTGAAATGACAAGAGCTTCTCGAAGTTCTATGCCGATGAAGTGTTGCAACAGAAAATTGATTTTGAATTATGAATGATAGTTTAATTGAAGCACTTAAATTGATTTGAAGATGAAAGGCAGATCTAAAGAAATTCATGTATGGAGTGATGGAAAATACGTTGGAAATATTATATACACCTACAGAGTTTCTCTTATGTCAGAGGAAGAATTGGAAGACACTCTATTGAAAACATTTCCCCAACTTAAAGGAAAAAGGTGGAATATAAGATTTATCTAACAGATGAGTAAAACAAAACTATATTACCTGTTCCTGGCAGTCATGTGGTGGCTGCCGGGACAGGTGGAAAGGAGATAAGATGAAAAGAGAAGATATTGAAAAAGCAGCAAGAGATTACGCTACCGATAAAATAAACGTAAAAAGCATTATTGAGCGTAGTAGGATTAAGATTGCATTCAAAACTGGTGCAGCATGGCGCATCAACAGCGTGTGGCATGATGCAAGCGAAAATCCCAAATTGAATAAATTCTTTGTATTTGAAAACAAATGCAATGAATGGGAAACCGATTGCCTTTACCAACATCAAAAATGGAACCTTTATGTTGCCGTAAATGATTTGATCCGTTGGGCTTACATAGAAGACTTACTACCTAATACAGAGGAATGAATATGAAATCAATAACAATAGACGCAAATAACATAAGCATATCCCCTAACGGGATATTCACGGCATCCGTTGATTTGGATATGGAGGATTCGGAGTTCTATTCCATACTTGACTGTTTCAGTATAGAGGAAATTGTTGAGAATGTCGGAACTGTAGAATTATTGGAGAAAATGGATACTGATACAATTATAAGTTATCTTAATGATATCGGTGTGAAAACAGAATGGGAGGAATGATTATGAACAGAGAAGTGAAATTCAGAGGGAAAAGTACAACTAATAAAGAGTGGAAATATGGTATTCCTATTGCTTTGGATGATAGTACAATAATAGTAGAAGATGAAGGAGTGTTCAATGACGGTTCAGCATCTCCGTTCTTTTCAAAATGGGATTTTGTCATTTCTGAAACTATCGGCCAGTTCACTGGCCTGCATGACAAGAACAGGAAAGAAATATACGAGGGTGATATACTTCGCAGTGTTAAGTTCCATGATATCGTAGGATATATAATGTATGACAAAAAAGAGGGGGCATTTATGCTTGTTAAGATAGATGAATTAATAAAAACAGAACTTGAAACCAGATGTCATATAACAGAGAGACGGCTTAATGAATTTCCGAAAGAGGTTATCGGCAACATATACGACAACAAAGAATTATTGGAGGAATGAATATGTTAGAAATCTTAGAATTTATATTTCAAGACTTTTGGCATTGGCTCGGTACGGTAATACTCATTATCTGTATTCCCTTTCCATTTAGCCATAATAGTTTCATTAGTATCAAAAATGAAAATAAGGAGGATTGAAACATGAACTTGAACGAATTAAGAGATAAAGCCTACCAGTGTGCAGTAGAACACGGTTGGCACGAAGAAGAATACAGTAACGAACATTACCTCTGCCTGGTCATATCCGAACTGATGGAAGCCTTGGAAGCCGACCGGAAAGGAAAACATTCTGATGTAGCAAAATTCAAGGAATGGCAAGGGAACAGTATTCCACTAACCGAAGAAACAAGGTCGAGAAGATTCAAAGAAGACTTTGAAGCATATATCAAAGGAACTGTCGAGGAAGAACTTGCAGATGCCTGCATCCGGTTGCTTGATTATTGGGGAACAACCAATTTTGTAATAGATGATTCATGTTCGGAAGATGAAGTAATTGAAGAATTTTCGCGCATATTCAAAAGAAAAACATTCACTGAATCCATATTCAATATCGTAACCTCAATAACAAGATTTGAAATACAGATTGCCTTTCTAAAGATATTTGGACTTACCGAACATATTGGAATAGACCTTGCTTGGCACATCGAAAAGAAGATGCGCTACAACGAGCTTAGGAGTTACAAACATGGGAATAAAAAGTATTGAGCATGAAAGCAAGAATAAAATCAAACGGACATATAGTGAATGTCCACGAAACGGGAGAACGCGTGATTAGTAAAAACGGTATCGAACGAACATATATAAGCGATGATTGCAGTGGAATTTACTATTCCCAATCGGAACTCGAATTTATTCAAAAAACTAAAGACGACACCGATTGGAACCAAGTCCGCATACAGGCGGCCATAGCGGCCATGCAAGGAATGGTTGACGGACAGGTGCATACTTCTTCAAAGATAGCACTATCCGAGAATATCAAAACCATGGCCGTAAAATCCGTAATGTGTGCCGACGCTTTGGTGGCAGAACTCAAAAAGAAAGGAGGAAACGATGAAAAATAAACTAATAGCAGCAACCGCAACCGTTTTGTTCATGTCCGAAGCCATAGCCTTTCCGTGGCTTTTTGAAGAATACCTTTTATTCAGAATCATAGCTGTAACCATATTGTTCGTGGTCTTTACGACTTTAGTTTACAAATTTGTCAAGCTCATCCTTGACGACCACGATGAAACGAAACGCAAGAAAACAGATAAATAATTACATTATAATTATTTGCAGCATTGATATAATTATATAATAATTATTTTGTATATTTGTATATGATAATTTTTTTGTTATGAGCAAAATAAATTTAATCCAAACAGAAATGATTCCTTTATCTGAAATTGAACAAAATCAAGGTCAGATAAATGGACTTCCCGCAAACCCGAGACTTATACGGAACGGGAATTTTGAGAAATTAAAAAAATCCATCATGGATAACCCTGAAATGCTTTCACTAAGGGAACTATTGGTGTACAAGCATGGTGAAAAATATGTCACCATTGGCGGGAACATGAGGTTGAATGCCTTGCAGGATTTGGAATACCAAGAAGCCCCATGCAAGATTATCCCGCAAAATGCAACAATAGAGCAACTAAAAGCATACGCCATGAAAGATAATGCCCCTTACGGGGAGTGGGATTATGATATGCTTGCCAATGAGTGGGATGTAGAAAAATTGAAAGATTGGGGAGTGGATTTACCCGATGATTGGGGTGTCTCTCCGGATGATTTTGGGGACGGTTTCTCTTTACCTAGTGGAGAGAAATCGCCCTTTCAAAAAATGACATTCACATTTGCCGATGAACAAGCTGATATGATACGGCAGGCAATAGACGAAATCAAACAAACAGATTCATACAAGTATACGGAAACATTCGGAAATGAAAACGCGAATGGGAACGCATTATTTTTAATTGTAAGGCAATGGGCAGAGCAAAAGAAATAATTGTAAAGGTTATACCAAGCAGTATAGCCAATCCTTTTATGAGGAAACACCATTATTCGGGTAAGGTCGTAAATAATAGTTGTTTGCATTTCGGATGTTTTCTTGACCGGAAATTACACGGAGTGCTTTCATTTGGACCGTCCTTGGATAAGAAAAAGATAATGCAGATTGTTGATGGTACAAGTTGGAATGAATTTCTTGAATTAAATCGGATGGCTTTCGATGATTATTTGCCACGAAATTCTGAAAGCTATTGCATCGGTAAGACATTACGGATGATTAAGAAGAATGCGCCACAGGTAAAGTGGGTGATATCTTTTGCCGATGGTTGTTCTTGTGGTGATGGAACGATTTATCGTGCTTCTAATTTCGTACTTACAGGAATAAAAGAGAATTTCAATTTGTGTGTCCTTCCGAATGGTGAGAAGATACATAAAATGACATTAGAAAGTAATCCAACTACGCCAAGGAAAGAATTAAATGGAAAGTCTTATTATGATATTACGGGTGGTAGATTCAATTTCAAACGGTATGTTGAAGCGGTAAATGGTCAAATTTTATCTGGATTCCAACTTCGTTACATTTATTTTATAGATAAATCATACCGAAAACGTTTAGTAGTGCCCGAAATTCCTTTTTCACGAATTGATGAATTAGGTGCGGGTATGTACAAGGGCGAAAAGATTACACAGGCTGAAAGGCACGCTATAAAAACTGAGAAACATGGCTAAATATAACAAGGAAATGATACAACGTTGTGCCGATTGGGTACGTGAAAACGGCCTGATGGAGTATGGAGGGGCTAAGTTAATGGACTTCTGCAAAGCCATGGGTATTGACGATGTGACCTATTATAACTGGATGGCGAAATCAGAGTTTTCGGAAGAAATAAAAAAAGCAAAGGAAAAGTTTAAGGATTCGCTTGAAACGGACATCGTGAAGTCGCTCGCCAACGCAGCCAAAGGATACGAGTATACGCAGACACAGACGGAATACAAGGATGTGAATGGCTCACCTAAAATCGTGAAGCAAACGAAGAAGAACATTCGTGTGGATCCGAATGTCGGAGCTGCTATATTCTTGATAACAAACATAGCACCGGAAAGATGGAAAAACCGTCAAGATTCTAAAGTTGAGCATACTGGCGAAGTAAGTACGGGATTGAATATCACTGTATCCAACGATGAAACAGCGGAACTATTGAAAAAGCTTAAAGACAAGTAGTATATGATTGCGACCAAAGTATATGAAAAGAGCTTGTCGGCATACGTGAATAACGCCAGAATAATAGCCAACAAAGGAGGAACACGATCGGGGAAAACATACTCGGTCGTGTCCCTTTTGTTGACTATCATTTTCAGTTCTGAAAAGAAGAGGGTGATAGACATCATCTCTGAATCCATCCCACATCTGAAACGTGGTGCCATCCAAGACTTCACCAATATAATAGATGCGGAAATGTTGGTGGAGGGTGTTGATTACGAATCCAACCAGACGGACAAGACATATACATTCAAATCAGGGTCGCAAATACGTTTCTATTCCGCTGACGATTGGGGCAAAGTAAAAGGAGCCGGTCGGGACATACTTTTCATTAATGAGTGTAACCGTATTCCTTATGAAGTTTTCCGTCAGTTAAGCGTTCGTACTCGTGAGTGCATCTTTCTTGATTGGAATCCGGACAGCGAGTTTTGGTATGAACTAAAAGGAATATCAGCCAGAGCAAACACGGTGGAGATTCACTCAACCTATAAAGACAATCCATTTATTACAGCGGAACAGATTGCAGAAATAGAAAGCAATAAAGATGATGAAAACTGGTGGAAAGTTTATGGACTTGGATTGACCGGCCGACCGCAAGGAGTTGTCTACACAAGATGGAAGCAAGTACCGGACATACCGGATGAAGCTAAATTGGTGGCAAGGGGGCTTGACTTTGGTTTTACCGTGGACCCGACCGGAATTGTTGACGTGTACATGTTGAACGGTGAACTATGGCTTGATGAACGTTGTTATATGCGTGGAATGACGAATGACAAGATAGCCGATGAACTACGTGGCCTTGCCGGGTCAACAGTTGCGGACAGTGCTGAACAAAAAAGCATCACGGAAATATACAATTACGGTATCAGGGGGATAGAACCGGCAGAAAAGGGTGCGGATTCCATACGTAACGGTATCCAGATTCTTCAAAGGTACAACCTCAACATTACAAGCCAAAGCCTGAACCTGATTTATGAGATTCGGAATTACAAATGGAGAGAGAACAAAATGACGGGTGAGTTCTTGAATGAACCAATCGACAAGTTTAACCACCTCTTAGATGCGGTCAGATATGTAGCCCTGAATTATTTGAAAGAAAAGAAACCTGTCAGGCGACCGCGTTCAAGATATATTGAGTTATGATATGACAGTACGTGAATTTTTGCATATAAGCGAGTTTATTTCTGATTATGATAATCTTATCAGAATGGCAAAAGAAATCAAGCCATCGCAATTTGTGTGCGGTGTGAGCAAGCCTAACACTATTAATGACATTACAATGGGAAAACTCATGGAGTTGCAATCAATTTCCAATGATGCTGATTTTCTTATATTGCCTTGTAAAATCCTTTTGGGGGTCAGTGAAGAAACCATATTAAACGAAGATGTGCAGGCCGTCCTATCATTTTCTTTCTGGGTTTCAAAAGAAGTGGAACGGGTTAACAAGCTGTTTTCAAAAGCAAGTGTCGACCCTACACCTGAAGAACAACAGGCCGGTATTGAGAATTTGAAGTTTGGAATGTTTGGCTTGTTGGACTATTACGCCACACGCATGCACATACCAGACCATGGGGATGTTGAAAAGGTTCCATGGATTCGAGTGTACAAGTGCCTCGACATGGACACAAAGCGGATGAAGTTTGAAAGAAGATTGCGTAACATCATAACGAAGAAAAGGAAATGAAAGAAGAAAGCAAATACAGGAGACCGGATGGTTTTCAATCCATAGAGGATAAAATAAGGCTTGTGGCAAGTGAAATGAAATGTGTGCAATACATATTTGAGAACTGGCAAACAGCAAATGTGAAGCTTGACAGCACGGCATTACCGGCCATGCTCAATGTCCTTCCGGCAAGTGGGGTTATGAAGTTTGGCCAACAACAAATAAAGGACTATCCTAATAGTTTGTTTGCCTTCATGGACAAGGTTGATTTGGATTTCGATGGTGAAGAAGCAAATGTCGTGGTGGAACGATGCAAGGCATACGCGCAAGAATTTATAATGAGGGTGAACAAATCCGGATTGTTTGAACCGGTCTATGGGGAAATCCCGTATTCCATCTTTTATGACAGGCTTGACGTAAATGTGGCCGGGGTCACTATTGAAGTGCAATTAAAAGAGACAAAAGGATTGGTTCTGTGTCCGTCAAAGAGCATAGAGGAGGTAATTTATGGAAATGACAGTAACCCGTGCGGATGTACAGAAAATACTCGGTGACGAACTGGAGGCATTGCGATCCCGAATTATAGCCAACCATGTAGCGGCCAAACAAGTTGCAAGCGGACGCACAAAAGATAGCATCAAAGTTGAACTTACGGAAAACGGTGGGATATTATGGGGACGGTTCCCTTTTGGGACTTTGGAAACGGGACGGCGTGCCGGTAGGACACCCCACAACTTCACCGGCATAATCCGGCAATGGATTATAGACAAAGGCATATCCGTGCCACCAATACAATATATACGGGAACCATCGGAACGATGGAAACCGAAATATACACCCAAAGAAAGGGGATTGATGAGCATGGCCGGTGCAATAGCCCACAAGATAAAGACAGAAGGGACCAAGTTATATCGTGAAGGTGGGAGAAATGATATTTATTCACCGGAAGTAGAAAAAACTGTGAATAGCATTACCGACAGAGTCGGTTTGTTATTTGAGCAGGAAGTTGAACACATAAACTTAAATACAAAAAATGAGGACGGACATAATAAGTGACGGATGGGGAATTTCCTACCCTGATGCTATTTCATTTGCATTCAACCGCAATTTGATTAGGATTCAAGGAGAAACAGACGACGAAGTAACTGTTACGGTTCAAAGGGAAAGCGTTTCTTATCAAGATAAAAGGGAAACGATTGGTGGTTATGTGCAATTTGACATAAGCGAATACATCCGTTTATTCTTCTCGGTCAAAGAAACAGAACTGGTTCCAAGTTTGGACATTGAGGTACATGTCAGTATCGGCAAAGGAGGTAATTTCAATTTTACCATGACATGTATTTGGGGAGTTATAAATATCGGTGAAACGTTCAATTCCGGACGGAAAGTTATATGGTTCAAAAACTATCCTCAAACAGTCAGCTTTTATTCTTCTGACAACGCGGTACAAGCCCAAAGCGACAATGAACCGCTTAAAGGGATTGATGTAACGCCCGGCATTGTGCATTTGGATTTAGATAGTACTTTTCCAAAAGCACAAAACCATGCTACGATATTGTTAATGGAAGAGTACAAAGCTATTTTTGACTATACCTTTGATTATACCTTCACTTCCATAACTGATAATCTGGTGTTGAACATCGAAATAAGCAATGCCGATTGCGGAATTTTCATCAGGTGGATAGACCGGCATGGCTTTTACCAATATTGGCTCTTTAATCCCGGTGACATTTCATATAAGGTTTCTGACATAGGAGAAGAATCAGAAGTAAATTCTACAGCCTTTCTAGATGTGTATGGAATAACCCGTGTCCAAGGCAAAGAAACCCACAAAACAATCAAGGCATGTTCCCCCTTAGTAGACAAAGAGACATTTGACATGTTACTTGGGCTTTTATCCTCTCCTTTGCCTTCTTTATGGGACGGGAATGAATGGATTCCAATTCATATATCAGAGGGGACTTCCACCCAATCCACTTCTGATTTGCAGGATTTCGAGATTCAGATAGAAATGCCAGAACTTATTTCACAAAAACTATGAGGGACGAACTATATATAAACAACCAACGTGTAGACATGTCGGAAAGTGGTATAAACCTTACTTTCCGTAGTAACTTGTTGTCAGACATAAGCAAGATTGTCAGCAATTACAGCTATACCATCAAGTTGCCCAAGACTGCCAATAACATGCGGATTATCGGCGGTGCGGTGCTTCCAAGCAGTGAGAGCGACTTCCCCTATATTGTCCACTCCGGACGGGTGTTGCGTGACGGGATTATGATTGTTGACAATGCAAACGTGGTACTTTTATCTATTGGTGAGGACATAGAAGTCACGTTATCATGGGGAGCATCATCAAACCTTACGGAACTTGTTTCAGGTAACGCCAAGCTAAAGGATTTACCATTTTCTGATGATACGGATAAAGTCGTGACTTCTGTTTTGCCTGGTTCATCTCCAATGATGCCTTTTATTGATTGGGGGATAGAAATCAATGAAAGTACGTGGAACGCATTCAATCACCCGGTATTAACGTTAAGTACCATTTTTCAACGTATAAAGAATAAATACGGCATTGAAATAGCCTATCCTGATTCCATCGAGAAAATAGCCGGGCTATGTATCCCACTTACTTCACAGAACGTGGCGGAGCAAAACCAAACTGATGAACAAAGAACGTTTTATGTTGAGAAAGAATTAACTAATAACAGTCAAGATATAACCTTTATTCAACTAAGGAATGACGGGAATCAATATTGCTATATAGGTGATTTCGAGGAATTACAAAATATTGGCATTTATGCAAATCATATTGATATTGTTTGCGATATGGATTTACATCTTATTGTATACCAAGAAATAACATCCCCTTATGGCTATGTAGTACCATTGTTATTTATGGGTAACGAATATGCAGGAGAAATATTATCAGAAGAAGTGATAGACCCATATAAGACGCTCTTTAAAATAAAATATGATATTCAAATTTTAGGCGTTAATTTATCAATAGAGCCGAAGATAGAACAATGTCTTAGATTCAATCTTATTAAGGCAAGTACATTGGTATATACATCATCAAGTGATAATTCATTCATAAACGTCAATCCGTATGTTGAAGATTTACGGAATGGGGCTGCTTTTTATTTCTCCGCAAATATTCCTGATTTAAAGCTGACCGACATCCTGAAAGCTATAAAAAACATGTACGGGCTATATGTGACAACGGAGCCGGGAAAGTTCATATACCATGAGTACAAAGAGGTGTATTCAAAGAAAACCGTGGCATACGATTGGAGCCAAAAGCTTATATCGAAAGTTAACGTCCCTAATACAACAGGGTATAGGTTGGATGACATTGCCCAATCAAACTTGTTCAAGTATAAAGAAGACGACACAGTAAAAGGGAATTATGACGGAGTTATAAATGTAAACGATAAAACGTTGGATGCGGAAAGGGAAGCATATACTTCCATTTTCGCGGGGACGGATGAATATGGAAAACCTTCAGATAATTCATACGCTCGTATCCCTATCTATCGCTACAATGATTCCGGAGAAGTGGAATATGATGACGTGGAGCCACGTATATTATATAGGCAGTATAACCGTACATGGCGTGCTACTTTTGTAGGTCTTGGATGGGAAACATTAATCAGCGAGTATTACGGTAGCTATATGGATTTTATTACTAAAGCAAAGATAATCACGGAAACCATAAAGCTTTCACCTGTGGACTTAAAAAACATGGACTTATATACGCCCGTGTATTTGAAACAATACGGGGCTTATTTCGCAATACTTGAAATCAAGACCGGAGATAATAACTTATGCGATGTGAAACTTCTAAAATTATAAAACTATGGCAAACGACAAAGTAGAAAAGGTTTTAGACATAAAAGTAAATTATGCCGATGCAATAAAGAAAATCGCCGAATATCGTGCAAAATTAGACAAGGTAAAGGAAACTGAATCCGAACTGAAAAAGCAACTAAATGAAGGACGTATTTCACGAGAGGAATACAACAAGGCTATTTCGGCTACAAAAATAGCATCAGACGAATATAAGTCAACCATAAGGGACATTGAAAAAGTTGTAAAGAACCAAATTAAACTTGACCATGAGCAAGAGGGTTCTTTACGTGGTATGCGTGCGGAATTGTCCAATTTAACACGCGAATACGATGCACTATCGCGTGAACAACGTGAAAACGAAAAGATAGGCGGCGCATTGGCCAAAAAAATCAACGACCTTACGGATGAATTAAAAGAGGCAGAAGAAGAAACAGGGCGTTATTATCGAAATGTCGGGAATTATAAAAACAGTATCCTTGAAGCCATCGGACTTAACAACCAATTCGGAGAATCACTGATGAATCTTGGAGAGGGTTCCAAGGGACTAAAAAAAATAAACACGGATATTAAGGCATTGGGAGCCACCATGAAAGGGTTGCTTACCAATCCTGTATTTCTCGCTTTGGCCGGTATCGTTGGTGCCGGGATGGCATTCAAATGGTTCTATGATTACAACAAGGGGCTTGTAGAGGCGACCAAGTTAACGAAGCAATTCACCGGACTTGGGGGCAATGAACTGAAGGAATACCGGAACGAGGTTCAGGCCGTGGCCGACATGTACGGTAAAGACTTCAAAGAGACATTGCAGGCGGTTAACTCGGTATCGAAGCAATTCGGCATCACGTCACAAGAGGCCATGAATATTATAAAGGATGGTTTTGTGGCCGGTGCAGATGCGAACGGTGAGTTTCTTGATACATTGAAAGAATACCCTGCATATTTCAAAGAGGCGGGTATCAGCGCGGAGGAATTTATAGCCATTACAGCAAATGCAAGCAAACAAGGTATTTTCTCCGACAAGGGAGTGGATACCATAAAGGAAGCAAATACCCGTTTACGTGAAATGACAACGGCCACGGCAGAAGCATTGGACGGTATCGGTATATCATCGGAAGAGGTACAAAAATCATTGCAGGAAGGAAGTACAACCACTTTCGAGGTAATGAAAAAAGTGTCTGATCGGTTAAATGAGCTTCCGGCCTCCTCTGCAAAAGTGGGTACGGCAATAGCCGATATTTTCGGTGGCCCCGGTGAGGATGCCGGACTGGAATACATCAAGACCTTGGGAAAGATAGAAACCAACCTCGATGAAGTCAAGAAACAAGCCGGTGAACTCGGTGAATTGGAAGAGAAACAGTTAAATTCACAGATAGAACTGCAAAACGCACTTTCCGGATTGTTCGACAAGACAGGAGGTGATTTTGAACGCATGAAAACGCAAGCCATTGTGTTTGTAAACGAGGGGCTTGCCAAAATAATCAACGGCATAAGTGATACTATAAATTGGTTCAAAACCATGTATAAGGAATCCGAAGCGTTCAGATTATTGTGCGATTCCATTTCCGGCATATTTACCGGCATGTTTAAAACGGTGGGCAACCTGATAAATTTGCTTATAGTACAATTAAAATCATTGGGGCGTGTATTGAAAGGCGTGTTTACGTTTGACTGGGAAGAGTTTACGGGTGGGTTGGAAGATTTCGCCATCAATACCACAGAGGTTCTGAAAAAACAGTTTACCCAAGCTAAAAAAGAGATTGAGGAAACGAACCGGGAAATGAAAGACAAGATAGAGCCTGTCACCATTCCTGTAAAAGTGGAGAATCCGGCCACAAAGGACATTTCTGCCAACGATACAACCACAACGGACACAAACACGCTTACTGATGAAGAAATCAAGAAGCAACAGGAAGCCGCCAAAAAACGTTTGGAACAGTTACGTGAACAGAAACGCGTGGAGATTGAAGAAACCCGAAAGGCTGAGGACGAATTACTGAAACTTGTCACGGACAACCAAAAAAAGTTAAGGGAACAAACCCGGTTGAACTATACCCGTGAAATCGAAGATCTGAAAAATAGGTTGGATGAAGAAAAGAACCTCACACCGGCAGCGCGTGAGGCCATCAACCAACAAATAATGGCAAAACAAAAACAGTTTTCCAATGAAATGGCCGCTTTGGACAATGAGGCGTTGCAGAAGCAAATCGAAGACCGGCAAAAGCTTATCACCCTCCAATTACAGGCTGTCAAAAAAGGCAGTGAACAAGAATACGCCCTGAAGCTTGAGGAGTTGGCTAAGGAAAGGGATTTGCAGCTTTCCAACATGCAGGCCACGCAAGAAGAAAAGGATGCCATTTGGGCGGCATGGGCGGCAAAGGACGAAGAATTGAGGATGCAGCATGAGAACGACATCACGAACAAGCAAATGGAAGCCATGCGCCTGCGGCATGAAACGGAGTTGGCACAACTCGGAGAAAATGAAATTGCGATGTTGGAAGCCAAAGTTGCACATAAACAAGAAGAACTTGAATCCTTACACCAGTTGGAGGGTGAAAGCATAGAAGAATTTAACCTTAGAAAAATCGATCTTCAAAATGAATATGTGGACGCACAAAAGGAGTTGGCCGACAAGGAAGTGGAAATAAACCAAGCAAAAGCACAAGCCATTGCGGCCACGTATGGCTCAATCGGAGATGCCATTGCAAGCTTGGCCGGTGAAAACAAAAAGGCCGTGGCGGCGGCAAAGGTTCTCGCCCTTGCGGAGGTGGCAATAGAACAAGGTGTTGCCATAGCAAAAGCCACGAGCCTTGCTTTCCGGAAATCACACTCCGTGTGGGAATCTATAGCTGCGGTAGCAGCTGCAACTGCAACCATCATCAGTAGCATGGCATCTGCCATAAAGGCTATCAAGTCGGCCAAGATTGGTGGAGATGGTGGAAATGGCAATGAAAACCGTCGTGGCTATGCAAAAGGCGGATTAGTCACTGGTACCGGAAGTGAAACAAGTGACAGCATACCGGCAAGGCTGTCCAATGGTGAGAGTGTAATGACTGCACAATCAACACGTATGTTCGCTCCCATCCTTTCGGCTTTCAACACCATGGGTGGAGGCGTGCCTATTCAGGCTACCCAAAGCGCGGAGCAAGCCATAGGGGAAGACATGTTGGCACGTGCCGTGGCCAAAGGAGTACAATCAATGCCGAATCCGGTTGTCAGTGTGGAAGAGATAAACACGGTAGGCAACAGGGTAAAGGTTATTGAGAATATTGGAACTATATAAAAAGCATATCATGACATCATACGAATTATTATCCGCTAACCGGAATTTGATTGAAATAATTGCAAAAAACAAAATTGACTTGTCAAATATCCGATACCTTGAACTGTTTCAGGAATACGCTCGGCTTTCTAAAGAGGGGCACAAACAAGAGTATATCGCATCCTATTTGTCAGAAGTGTACAGTATTTCATCACGTTCTGTTTTTAGGATAGTCAAAAGGATGAAAAAGCACGTTGAAATATGAAAATATTCTGTTTCTTTTCATTTTTCTCCATAACCCCTTGCGTAATATACAAAAGTTTATTATCTTTGTATTGTCAAAATGATAAGCGATGGAAACAAGAAAATTAACTGATTTAGAAGCCGAGTTCATCGATGCGGTGAGGAATTACAAAAAGGCTTACCCCAATGGAAGCGATGAATTGGAATGGTACATTGAAGGCTTGTACGAGAAACTTCTTGAAAGAGACTAATCAACTTCCCCCTTCCTTCCCTATAAGCGGGATGGGGGATTTTACAGAAGAAATAACCACTAAAACAAAAAGAAATGGAGACAGTAATGATTAAACGTGAAACAATGAAGCAAACGCTTTCGGACATCCTTTTGGATATTTCTTGGGCACGGCTGTCCGTGAGATATTTCGGTAAAAGCCGTTCGTGGCTGCACCAAAAATTAGATGGAATAAACAGCAATGGCGGTGAGGGCGGCTTCTCGGAATCCGAGAAAGCGGAGTTACGCCTTGCATTAAAAGACTTGTCAGCGCGAATAAATGCGGCGGCAGACCGTATAGAGTAATCCCTCGTTTATCGTTTTGACATAACCTAAAGCTTGGGATTTACTTCACGTGGGCTTTGCTTGATTAATACAAAAGTCAAGTTCACGATTGGACGGATGGATATTTTCCATCCGTTTTTTGTTTTAAATTTGGCATTACTGACAGTACGGTGTCAGTAGAAATTACACTATAAATAATTATATTATAATTATATTTGTTAGATTTGCCATAAATTAAATGTTATGGCAAAGTTATTCATAAACAAAGACATTGCAGCCGATGCGGACAAAATGAGGTACTGGCTTTCCGGTGATGATTGTGTTTCATTCAGCGATATTCAGGGCTTTCTATCTTGGATGGACCCGTCTGACAACAGCATCGAAGTAGAACTTCATTCTTGCGGTGGGGATTGCATTGAAGGATATGCCATTTATGACGCGCTTCGCGCAAGTGGGAAAGAAATCAGTTGCACGGTGGTAGGACTTTGCGCTTCAATGGCTACCGTCATATTATTGGCCGCACCTATTGAAAGGAGAAAAATGTATCAGCACGCACAATTACTGATACATGAGCCATATTGCCCAAAGGGGGCATTCAATGAAGACCTCACTATTGGAAGTTTACAAGAGAAAATGAACTTTCTCAACCAGGAACGGAACAAGATGCTTTCACTGTATGTAGAGCGGACAGGAAAAGCACAAGAAGAAATAGAAGCACAAATGATTGCCGGTTCATGGTTCGGGAGCGACAAGGCAGTAGAATTGGGATTTATATCTTCCGTAATGCCTGCAATGAGCGCAAAGGTTGAGAAGCCAGTTATAAATAATCAAACAATCAAAACAGAAATGAAAGAGAAGGAAGAAAAGAAGCCCACTGTGGCAGAAGCTTTCCGGATGCTTGGGGTGGCTTTGGGAATATCCAAGCCGGAAGCCTCCGGAATGGTAATTACAACGTCAACAGGTGAAGAGTTGACAGTAGAACGTGAAGAGGGTGAAATACAGGTAGGCGATACCGCATTCCCTGACGGTGAATTTGTCCTTGAGGACGGTCGTACAGTTGTCGTTACTGATGGGGTAATCACGGAAATAAAGGAACCGGGAAGCGGTGGTGAAGACGTTGAAGCCCTACAAAGCCGGATTGAAGAATTGGAACGTCAGGTAAGCGACTTAACCGCCAACGCAAAATCAGAAGACGAAATCCGTATTTTGTCCATGGTGGAAAAGGCCGGTGGAGAATCTTGGCTAAGAAAAGCGGCTGCAAGCCATTATACACCTCCCTTGCGCAGTACGCAAGTCGGAAACAAGAAGCCTGACAGTAATATCTCCACATCAAATAGCAAAATTGACCGGATGCTTGCGGAAAAGAGAGAGAAATTCAAACAGAGATACAACAAATAAAAAATAAAGAGTATGGCAAAAGAAAGAATTGAATGGGATGACCTTCAAAGTTTAACTCCTGATAATAGAGCCATCCAGTCTTTGAAAGACCTGTTGGTTATGACAAATTTTGTCGATGAAGATTTGGAACGTTTCTACACCCTACGGCAAAATGTACATAACGGCGACAATTTGGGATGGGTTGGAACAATGGAAGATGTGGGTTGGAATGGTTCCGGCTGTAACCCAACGTATAAGAACGCAGCGATTGAATTTGCTGAAAAGGAATGGAGTATCGGTGATTGGCAGATACCCCTCAAATGGTGTTACACAGACCTCATCAATACCATTGCAGAGTATTGTTTAAAGACCGGCACGGAAATCGGTGATTTGACCTCCACAGAATACATGGACGACATTGTTCTTCCGGCTCTCGATTTGGCCATGAAGCACATGATTTGGCGTTTCATTTGGTTTGGTGACAAAGATGCAAAAAATGTCAGCAGCTCCGGACAAATTACGGATGGCATAAATGTGGATTTGTTTAAAACAACAAATGGATTTTGGAAGCAGTTGTTTGCCATCGGTACTGCAAACGAGGCGCAAAAGACAACCATTGCGGCCAATTCAGAAACAACCATGGCATTGCAATTAAGCAAGATAAAAGAATCAGGAGTAGCAATCGGAATTTTCGATGAGTTGCTTGAAAACGCCGATAGTAGAATTTCTTTGTTGGACGATGCCGGTATCTTCTGCACAAAAACTCTCGGGGACGCACTGACACGGGATTTGAAGCGTGAATATAAACTCATATTGGATTGGGAACAAGTCTTCAAAGGCTTGGATGTCGCTGAATACAATGGCGTGCCCATTTACCGGGTATCCATTTGGGATAGATTCATTCGCACGTACCAGAATGACGGTACAAAATTGAACCTTCCCCATCGTGCGATGTACGGCTCACCCAAACAGCTTTTTGTCGGTACGCCTGCAAATGAGTTGATTTCCGACCTTGACATCTGGTTTGACCGGAAAGACCGTATGAATTACATCTATTCAACCGGAAAGTTGGGATGTTTAATCGGAGAAGACAACCTTTTCCAAATGGCATATTAAAAAGGAGGTGAATCATGGATATTTGTGATATTCTTTTAAAGGGAGACATTTCGATTAATTGCGACGATCCTATTGTTCCCGGTGTGGAGAGTGAAGGCATCATCATAAACCGTTCGGATATTGATTTTGCAGCCACCACGTTTAATGACACCCGTAAGAATGTGATTGAAACCCTTGTTTTGAAGTCCAAGAAAAGGGCTTTCAAATGTGCACAATTAGGGAATACTCCATTTACGGGCACCAATGTGGCATTGGCCGTAGGTACTTACCGCAATACATTCACCAATACGGTGAACCTTGTGGTTTTCAACAATGACCCGGACACTTGCGAGCAAATCATTAATGGTTTGGCCAATGGCTCTTTTGTGGTCATTCTGGAGAACAAGTATAAGGGAACGAGCAAGGAAACGAATCCGGGCGATGCAGCTTTCCAAGTGTTCGGTTGGTACCAGGGACTTCGGGCAAGCGAAATAACCAACGACAAGTATTCGGAAGATACTGATGGCGGATGGTTGGTTTCCCTCCAAGAAACAAAGGCTCCAAAGTCGGGATTGTTCTTGTTCAAGACAAGTTACGAGGCTACCAAGGCTGCTATTGACACGTTAACCACGGAAGCTGAGTAATATGAATGCGACGGAAGCCCTGAACAGACTGAATGAGCTAAAGGACAAAAAAACTTTGGCTCATTCAGATAAAACAGAAATCGAAGAATTGTATTACGCCGTATATGGTAGAAATTTCGTGAGAAGCTCATGTAATGACTGTTATTACGATGCCGTGATACAAATGTATTTATATCTAAGAAGCAAAGGTAAGATGAAAGAAAGATGTTTGTATAGCCTAAAAAACGGGGCACTCATTCAAATGGAGTTTGGAAGTGGTGAAATGTACACCAATGCCAATTTGACCGATGAAATTGCGGAAAAATACTTGGCTGCAAATCCGGAGGGTCGTGTGTTCTTTTCCGTATTACCTGACGATTGGATTGAACGTGTTGAAAATCGGAAAAACGGGAATGCAGAGAAAGTCATTGAAGAAATGACCCAAATGTTGGAAAATGGTGAAACCGTTGAAGATGTGAAAGCAAAATACAAAGGCTACATGATTGACGGGAAAAGAATGAGGGTGAAAATTCTGAATGCCTACATAAAGGAAGCACAAAACAGGTTGGAGGAATAAAAACAAACGGGACATGAAGGTAAAAGAACTCAGTAAGAAAAGTTCTCCAAGGATTGACAATAAGTTTATCCAGGCTCTGAATATCCAAACATACGGAGAAGACAATTTGTATCCACAAGTTTTCCGCGATATAGTGCATGCAAGCCCATCAGGGAACGAATGTATTGACCGGCTCGCTGATTTTATTGAAGGAAATGGATTCAAGGATGAATTATTTTCCGAATATGTAATCAACAGGCGTGGCGATACGGTGGATGAGGTGCATTGTAGGATGTGTCAGGATATGGCAATGTTCAACGGAATCTCCTTGCATGTCAATTACAACGTTTTTGGGGAAATTGTAGAGTTGAACCATGTCCCGTTTGAAAATTGCCGATTGACGGAACCTGACGAAAACGGTGTCATATCAAAAATTGCCATACATCCTGATTGGACCGGGAAAAAAACAAGAAATGGCAAGACTATCCAAGTGAAAAAAGACAATATAGACTACATTGATGTCTTCAATCCTATTAAAGAGGTAGTTTTGGCACAAATTGAACATGCCGGAGGTATTGAAAACTATAAAGGACAAGTCCTTTGGATAACTTTGTTCGGGAACTATGAATATCCGGTAGGAAAGGGAGACAAGGTGGCAACGGAAATGAGCACTGATGAGGGGCTTTCCAATGTAAAATACAGAAATGTCCGCTGCAATTTTATGCCTTCCACAATCATGCTGTCAAAAAAGGCCAATTCTGTAACTCAAACAGGGCTTGATGGAAGTGAATCCATAGATTATGATAATGACGAAGTTATGAACTCTCTCACCAAAATTCAAGGGGACAAGAATTTGGGCAAAATAGTCGAAATAACAGTGGAGGCAGACGAAGAAAAGCCCGAATTTGTCAACATGGACTCCAAGAATTACGACAAAGAGTTTGAAGTCACGGATTCAAGCGTGACAGAACGTATATATTCCGCTTTCGGACAGGAGCCATGGTATTGTATCCGGAAAGGAAAAATCGGGTTTAGCGGAGATATTTTGTCGGACGCTTTTGAGTATTACAATTCAATCGTGTCACGACAACAACGTTTTATTGAAAGGGTGATTACACGCATTTTCAAATATTGGTTTGAACCGGTAAACCCTTCAAACGATTATAGTATAACCCCATTAAGATATGTGCAAAATGGTTCATCTGATAAAAACGAATGAAGTTGCTGATTTGTCCCGGCCCATATCCGGACATATAGATGATAAGAAGATTAATACCTATATCCGCGAAAGTGAGGATATAGACCTGAAATCAAGTCTCGGTGACGTGCTTTTGATGGATATAAGGTCTAATCCTGAAAAGTACGATGATTTATTAAATGGAGGTGAGTATGAGGATAAATGCGGATACAAACATACATTTGCCGGTCTTAAAAGGGCACTTGCTTACTATTCTTATGCCAGAATAGTAAAAAACAATGATATAAATGTTACCTGTTTTGGGGTTACATTCAAAGAAGATGATTACAGTGACAAGGTAAGCGTAAAGGAACGTATTTTAGCTTATAATGACGCCTTTTCCATTGCGGATAAATACCTTCATGAATGCGTGTTATTTCTTTCTGAAAACAAAGATAAATATCCATTGTACCGAGGTATTGGTAAAGTAAAAGCAAACCGGATTAAATTTAGAACCATAGGAGACTGAAATATGGATATAGAAGAGATAAGACAAGAAATAGAACAAATCCGGGATGCAAGTAAGCCCGGTGAAAATACGGCATCCCGGGTCGGTGGTGCAATGCTTGATTTACTGAGTTTCACTGACACCGAGTTTAAGTCTTACCTTTTGAATCGCCTGCAAGGCACGGCAGAGGACAGCGACGCGCTTCACGACCCGAACAAGTGGTTGGGGAGCGTGGAGGATGACGGCGGTCTGAACGCGCTGTTGGACGGGCTTCACGGTTCCGGCGAGGCGGGGAAGCCGAAGGCGGGTTTCTTCCGTGGTGACTACGATGGCAGCCCTTTCACGGTGGAGAACATCCCGGTAAATTATGCGGAGGATATGTGGCTGCAGTCGGTGCGGGGGCGGTTGTCGCCGGTGTATGCAGGTGGTGCCGACACGTACAAGGGGCTGACGCGCAGCTCGGATGTGTACAGCGTCTTGTGGAGGGTACGCGAGAATGGGACGTGGGGAGCGTGGAATTCCTTGACGGATGCCCCTCGTGTGCCGGAAACAGACTTGTCGATGGGTGTCAAGGATGGTGACCCGCGTTCCTGCCTTGAGATTATGCGCACGCGCAAGGGAGGATGCTATTCTGTGACGAACGATGCCGGGCAGGTGACAGGCATAATGATGGTGTTCTGCGACAGTTGGGGACAGCACGGCATGGAACAGGTGTTGCTGACGGACGTGTCGGACTTGGAGGGGGGCATTGTGCACAGTCTCAGTGGGCGCACGCACGTTGACGGCAAACCGATGCTTTACCACCGGTTTTATGACATGAACCGGGAGGCTGAGGGGCGTTGGGGCGCGTGGAAGACGTTCAGCATGGGCGGCGGTACGACAGAGCATCCCTATGCGGCTTTCGACTTCGGTACCCTTCAGGAAAAAATCGGCAGCGGTCGGACGCAGGATGACTTGGACGCTTTCGGGCTGACGGAAATCGTGTGGGACAGCATAAGGGCCGGGGAAACGATGGTCATCCGCGATGACCAGAACGAGCGTACGTACATCGTAACGGGAAGCTCGGACAACTATATTTCATTTTCCTACGGTATGAATGAGGCTTACGAGGGTTGGGAAATCAAAAGCTCGGGCGACACTTATATCATATCCCGCAACCAGACGCAAGGTGGAGGTGGCGGCCTGGTGGTGATTCAGTGAGTTTTTTTATTCTATGTTTTTATATGATTAACTTTTAACTATTTACGATTATGGCAACAAGTGTAGGACAGGTGTTTGAAGTGTATGCCTCGAAGAATGAGGCGGATGCGAAGGCTTTGGCGTCGAGCAAGCCGGGTGCGATGTGTTTCACCACGGACACGCACCGTATCGTGTTCAATGGTGTGGTTTATAATTTAGTCGAAATCATCAACAACCTGACGGACGGGAGCACGAACAAGGCTTTGAGCGCGGCGCAGGGAAAGGCGTTGAAGGCGTTGGTGGACGCGCTTCCTACAATGGAAGAGATGAACAATGCCATCAACTCGAAACTGGGCAGCGTGTATAAGGTAATGGGGACGAAAGCGACCATTTCCGATGTGCTCGCGCTGACGAACGCGGTGAAGGGCGACACGTGGAACGTGACGGCCGAGTTCACGTTGGGGGGCAAGAAGTACCCGGCGGGGACGAACGTGGTATGCGTGACGAACACTTCGGCCAGTGACCACAACGACGACAACTGGGACGCCCTGGGGGGCACGGTGGACTTGTCGGTGTTCCTGAAGGCGGCCGACGCGGCAAAAACTTATGCCACGAAGTCGGAGCTGACCTCGCACACGGGGAACAAGAGCAACCCGCACGGGGTGACGAAGGCCCAGGTGGGGCTGTCGAACGTGACGAACGACGCGCAGGTGAAGCGGAGCGAGGTGGTGGACGATTACATAGACGTGAAGGAGGTGGCAGCGGGCAACACGGTGGCTAGCACGAACGTGACAAAGCGCATCATTACGGTGCAGGAGGCTTGCGTCCCGGTGCTGCTCGACCAGATTGTGGGGGGCACGCAGACGGTGCAGCAGGCATCGTCCACGAAGGCAGGGGGAAGCCTGGTCTACCTGAAAGACATGAAACAGTTGTGTTACCGTATTGACGGTACGTATTATAACAACTGGTCCATTGCCGATGACAGTAACAAGGCCAAGCAATATGCCGAACTTGCCGGAAGTGACGGCTTGGCCAGGAAGCCGATAGAGGGCAAGGTGTACGTGATGCCTTCGGCAGGTTCTTTTAAGGGCGTTTATGTATGCAAGGACGGTGACCTCGTGCTGTTGTCGGACAAGACGGAGGTCATCAACAGCCTGACGAGCGACCGCACGGATGCCGCGCTTTCAGCTGCCCAGGGAAAGGCGTTGAAGTCGCAGGTGGATGCCAAGCTGAACAAAAGCGACGTGGTGAACAGCCTGACTTCCACGGACACGGCGAAGGCACTATCGGCAGCACAAGGAAAAGCCCTGAATGACAAGCTGACTACGACAACGAACACGGCGAACTCTGCCAAGTCGATAGCCGACTCGATAAAAGCCGCCCTTACCATCAAATAGTCATGGCTTATGGACGAGAAAGTGATTGATTCGGAAGACCGGGAGCAAGGCGGCATTGTCCCCCTTGCATCCTCCCCCACGGGGAAGATTTTGGAGGTGTACGCGAGCAAGACGCGGGCGCAGGCTTTGTCATTGACGGGGTCCAACCCGCAGGCGTTGTTCTTTGCGACCGACTCGGATTGCATCGTGTTCAACGGGAAGGTGTATTGGAGCGGCTCGGAGCTTCGGATCAAGAACATGAACGCTTCGGGCGGGTCTACGAATGGAATCATTACGCGGACGAGTGCAATACCTGGCGTGTATTTCGATTCGGACGTATTGGCGAGCACGGCAGGACTTTTCCCGCATGGAAGCAATGCCAACGGGGTGTTGACGTTGCACACGAACGCGGGAAATTATTACCACCAGTTGGGTTTCAGTTCGGATGGCAACATATACCACCGTTCCTTCATGGGGAAGGTGCCTGACAGCACGACGGCATGGAAGAAAATCTCATTGGTTTCGGCCAAATCGGGCATGCCGGTGGCTTTGGAGGAAAGAGGCGTGGCGGAACTCATGGCCGAGGTGGAGGCGTTGCGCGGGGAGGTTGCGGAGTTGAAGAAAGCGGTGTACTGATTAAAGGAAGATGGCCATGGATAAGTATTTCGGTTTCATAGTGCAGGACTTGCGCGGCGGCATGTCGGTGGTCTTCGGCTGCCTCGTGCTTATGGCTAGCCTGCCTGATGGACATGTGGATAGGGATAGACGCGGCGCGGGCGAACAAGGAGCCTATCCGCAGTCGCCCCCTGCGGAAGACGGGGGCGAAGATGTAACGGATATAGTTGGGAAACTAACAAATGATTGGAATTTACATCCAGAGGAGTATATCTTTTATATATAAGGGATGACTCTGAATTGTGCATAGCTCCTTGTACCGTTTATTATGAAGCTGAAATGAGGTATTTATCTTACCAAGTTAATGGAACAATATATGAATATGACTGTGAATATACTAATGATATATGCAACCTTGTAGGAATATATACGTTTCATGCAACACCTGACTAAAAATAGTTGTGCAAGAGTTGTGAAAGTTTATAAATGACAAATGATTGGTTTATGAGAACAGATTGGGAACATTTGCGCATGGTGTCGGCATCGGCCATCAGTCCGGTACTGGCGTATTACACCCCGACGAAAGGATTCTTGTTAGCTTTGGTGTTGGCCTTTGCATTCAACATCTATGCCGGCATGAAGGCGGACGGGGTCAGCTTTGCTTGTTGCGAGAACTTTTCTTTCGGAAAGTTCAAGAACGCCTTGGCCGAACTGGTTCTTTACGTGGTGATAATCTGCTTCCTCTTCACGGTGATGTCACAGTGCGGTGACGGTGAGGCTGCCATTATCGTCATCAAATCGCTGACGTATGTGTTCATGTACGTTTACGTCCAGAATGCGGTGAAGAACCTGATAAAGGTTCATCCGACGAATATTGCCCTGCGTATCATCTACCATGCGGTAAGGTTGGAATTTACCCGTATGCTTCCATCTTATTGGAAACCCATCATGGAGCGTGTGGAACAGGAGCGGCAGGAAGCAAAGGATAAGGAAAAGAAATAAAAAGGGAGGCACGCCGCCTCCCCCTGTTAAACTTAAATATAATACCATGAAAAACATATTAGTTCTTCGGGCGTCCCTCACGGGAGGCGATGGCAAAGTTAAACAAAAAAATGTAGATATGAAAGCGAGCAACACATTGATTGAGGCGATAAAGAGGTTCGAGGGTTTCCGGGGCACGGCTTACAAGTGCCCGGCGGGCGTGTGGACGATAGGCTACGGACATACGGTTGGCGTGAAGCGCGGCGACAAGATGACGGAGGGCGAAGCGGAACGGCAGCTCAGGCGCGACTTGGCGGAGTATGAGGCATTCGTGGACAAATTAGGCGTGACGGAGCGTCAGAACAAGTTCGACGCATTGGTGGACTTCGCGTACAACCTTGGGTGCGACGCGTTAGCCGGTTCCACACTTTTGAAGAAGATACGGGCTTGCGCCCCGGATGCGGAGGTGCGTGCGGAGTTCATGAGGTGGGTGTATGCCACGGTGGCCGGGAAGAAGCGGAAGCTTGACGGACTGGTGAAGCGGAGGAAATGGGAGGCTGACAGGTTCTTTAATATCGCGTGAACATGAGAATGAGTGATGAATACTGGCCGATGCTTGACGGCGGGGGAGGGGGCGACGGGAAGGGCTTGCCGCCTTGGTCGGTTTTCCTGATGTTGGCCTTGGGTGCCTGGATGTTGGCACGTGCGTTGGTTTTATAAATTAACAACGGTATGGATATGAATAGATTTTTTAGGGTGTTTTGGCCTTGGCTGATGGTGCCGGTGTTCTGGCTCGTGGTGGGGCTGTCGTTGTTTGCCATGTGCGGATGTGCCGGTTCAAAGCATTTGGAAACGGAGCGTGCGGTGGATTATGCGGGACACAGTTCTTCTTTTGAGGATACCGTGGACAGCCTGCGCATGGAGTTGTCGCGTGCCGCCCGGCAGACAATGGAGCGTTTTTCGGACTTGAAGGTGGAGAACCGGATGGTGGTATGGTCGGCACCGGATTCTTGCGGGAGGCAGTATAAGGAACGTGAGAGCCACACGAGCGTTGACCGGAGTGACCGGGAGATGTCGGAACTGGAGGAGAAGGCCATGGCGGATTACCTGCGGCTTTCGCACAGGATTGATTCGTTGATGGAAAAGGTGGATGGACAGTCGTTGGAAAAGGTGGTGGAACGCAAGCTTTCCTGGTGGGAGGAAACGAAGCTGCACTATGGGGGATTTGCGCTCGTGGCCGTGGTCGTTTGTATCCTTATAGGATTCGGGAGGTTTGTGTACAGGCTGAAAAAGTAATGTTTACTCCTTCGGGGACGGGAGTATAAAAAGTCCCCGGCACTCTCTTGTTTACGCCAATAAACAATTAGACAAGCAAAAAGACACTTATCACCCAGTGCCGGGGAAATATCCTCGGTGGGTGACAAGTGTCTTTTTATTGTTTATTGGCAATGCAAAATTAGTAATAAAATCTGTTATGACAAGATTTTCCGGAAAAAACAGGAGAGAAAGTACCGTACTTAGGGATGATAAGGTGCATGAGATTTACGCGGAAATACGTGCGGAACTCGGAGAGTTGACCGATGTAATTTCAAGGCAATACATTTATGAACGAATCAAAATGAAGACAGGACTTTGTACAAAAACAATAGCGTTTATTTTGAATCATACAATTAAACATAATTTAACAAATGGGGGGGGGTAAAAATTAACTTCTACTTTTCAGGTAATTGTTTCTTTTTTACCGGAATTTAAAAATTCTGCAGTTTTTTATCCTAACGTATTTTTGTGGCACGGTTGACATTGACCGTGGCATAAAAACAAATACAATCATGACTATCAAAGGTGCAAATGGAGACAATTACCATGTGACCGGAAAGGGACAGGGTAATTTTAACACGGTCGGGGCTGCCGCAGGCATAGCCTCCCTGTTGGGTATCGACTTGGGGTCAATCCTTGGAAACCGTTGCAACAACGGAACGGGTACTGATGCCCTCATTGCCGCGTTGGCCGCGTCAAGGCCGACATGCAGCGAGAACAACCCGGTGAACCGTTATGAACTGGACATGACGGAGAAGCTGAACGCCAAGGAATCGGAAATCGCCTTGTTGAAGGCCGACAAGTACACTGACGGGAAGATTATTGAAGCCTACAAGGACTTGGCCGGGCAGATTGCAAACGTGCGCGAGGAAATGCGCGCCAACAAGGATGAGCAGTACAAGCTGAACCTGGAGCAGGCGGTGTACAACGGAAAGAACACTTCCACGTTGGCCTGCATGCAGCGTGAGATAGACGAACTCGACCGCCTGACAAAGCGTGTCGTGCCTTCGTACAACGTCTGCCAGCAGGATTGCGGCTGCATGTGCCCTAACCAGTAACGGGATTGGAGGGGCGGCACGGAAACCGCCCTTTCCCCTTTGACTTTCAAAAGGAAAAGCTTATGAATCATACAAACGCACAAATCCTTTCGGCTGTCCTGAACCACTGGCTGCAACCCGTGGCGCGGCAATTCGCCGGGCGGAAGCTGGCATCTCTGCCTTTCGTGCAGGCCGTCGAGAACAAAATCCGTTTCACGGGATGGGTCAGCCCGTCATGGAGCATGTCGGAGGAACTGTCCCCCCTCATGGAAAACATGACGGGAACTCTCTTGCAGCCGTTGCTCGATTCTTACCTGTCAAGAATTCCCGATGAAGCGATTCCCGAAATGGCGCACTCGCTTGTCGGCAAGGCGATAGCCGATAACGGGCTGGCCCTGTTTGAAGGGAATCTGGTGTTCGAGAAGGAGGACATGGAGGAATTGAAGAAATTGCTCGACTATAACCTCCCGTTGACCAAGACGGAAGCCTATGTGGTCAAGACTGCCCCGGCAAAGGATGAAAAGAAATAGGCCGACACCGGGCGGCATGGTGTCCCGGTAAAATACAATTTCAAAACAATACAACTATGATTAGATTAACCCCAATCTTAATCGCGCCCACTTCACAGGTTTACATGGTGGAGATTGGCGAGAACCTTGTCCGGCCTTTTTGCGCCAACGCCCAGGGCTTGCCGAAAGTTTCGGTATCTTTCAACGTGGTGAACCAACAGTTCATCGGCACGACGCAGACGGCTGTGACCGTTGATGCGTCCGTTTCCGTCATTTACCGTCCTGCCGGTTCGACGGCTTCGGTGGTACGGCAGTTCAACGAGCAGTTCACCGTAGGGTTCACGGGCACGGCAGGCAAAGTTCCGGCCATCACGTTCGGCCTTGGCACGCCGAACGCAGTGGCTGCGGACAACGTGAAATGCGGTGGCAGGGCATACGGCATACGGACCTTCGTGCCGCTCTCCATCAATGCCGCCTTTCCCGCCTGACGGAACCAAGGCGAAACCAGCAAAAAGGAAAGCGAAGAAGACCCGGACGTAATGCGAAGAAGGGAATACATTGATGAGCTGATTGACAGTACCGACAATATCCCGTATGGGGATTATTGCCGGTTGCTGTCGGTTTTATATTGGAATCTCATATAGATTTTTCCCCGTGAACAGGAATACAAAATCTACGCTATTTTATATACAACTTTTTCTTGTTTTTATATAATACATTTTCAGGCCGGACCAAATAGGCTATAATTTACGCTAAAAATACATGTCAATATATTCATTTTCAATATATTAATATTGGGCCATCTTTTCTATTTGTCGTATAATACATAATCTATTAGCTTTCTGTTGGCTTCATCAACTTTCTTTTGGTCAAAGTTAATGTAGATGGACGTTATACGACTTCCTATCTCATGGCCAAGTGCAGATGAAATGGTTTCCTTTGGTATATCCAAAGAATACGCCAAAGTAGCCCAAGTATGGCGGGCGTAGTATGTTGTCAGGTTAGGAAATATGGGGGTTATTACTTTTTTCCCACCAAGCCCGCAACGTTTTACTTCCCCTATATGCTTTAAATTATCATTAAGCCTTTTTGCATAGTCCTTGTAATTGTCATACCTGTCAAGCACATTTATAAGGTAATTTTTGCCACGGTATTTATTTATAATTTCCATAGCCTCGGGTTCCACCTTTATATCATACATCCGGCCTGTTTTTGCCCGTATATACGTCAATCGGCCATTTTGGAGGTTGTCAGGCTTCAACCTGAACAAGTCCACGGTATTGATTCCTATCAAAAAGAATATAAGTTTGAACATATCTAGATATTGCTCCTGAAAAGGCTCGACGGGGTAACCAAAAAGGGTTCTGAGTTGATCCACGGTCAAAGAGCGTTTGGCAGTTGGAACACCCCTGATTTTGAATTTACGGAAAGGGTATGCAGTTGTAAGTTCATTATCTATCCCATAATTAAAAACAGCCCTAATGTTACGCAAATGAATATTACGGGCGTTTTTGGATGGTGAGGTCTGTGCAAGGAAGTTTTCAAATGAAGTAAGCCATTCTTTTGTGACATCCTCAAAGTTCAACGAATCCGCATCCGGGCAGAACTTATGAATACGTGAGATAGTATATTCATATACTTCTTTTGTACGTGGATTGCTTTTTTCGGATATGAATTTAAGGAAGCTATCGACAAACGTTCCTTTCTGTTCATCTTCTTCATCCGGCGAAAGCATCTTTTCGATATGTTTCTTTATGTCTGACGCAGACATCGAATCTATTTTTCCGCTTCTCATGAGGTCTAAAATGACTTCTTGTGCATCAAGTCTCCTTTGTGATATATATGCGTTGTAGGATGCCCTTCTTGGGTGGGAAATCACCTTTTCAGTACGCACGTCCCACTGCGACGGAAGTAGAGATATACCCAACCCAATAAAAGAAGATGTGTTCTTGTTTCTTATCGCCAATTTCAATGGTGATTCTTCACCTCTTTTGGAGTTTCTTGTATCCAAGTATAGTTTTATCTTTGCCATAAGCACGGTTTTTGCACGGTTTTTACTCTGATATGATTTATATTGGTCTATTTTGTACTAATATTTATTAATTATATAACGTATATACGAATAAAATAAAGCACTGTAAACTTGCTAATCGCTTGTTTTACAGTGCCTTTTCTGATGGTCGGGGTAGCGGGATTCGAACCCACGA